CATTGCTGGAGCATTACTACTTTTTCCTCTTTCTCCTCCTTTTTTAGGTTCTTTATTTAAATACCTAGTACAAAAATCAAAGAAATTATTTATCTTGAAATCATTATCAGTATCAAAAAAACTTTTACCTGCTAATTCACTTTCTCCATTTTTGTTATTTCCATCAACATACCATTGAGGGTTACTTGCATAAGCATTATTACCTAAATTATATGGAATATCTGCTATGATTAATTGTGCATGTGGTATTTGATAAGTCTTTGCATTTTCAAAATGGTCATGATATAATTCAACCTTTACTTTCTTTTTATAACAAGAATAATCTTTTATTTCTTTTTCTTCCATTTTATTTGTCCTCCTTAATTATTAAATTCTTCAAATTTTATACTTTCTAATTTCTTTTTTAGAGCATTAATTTTATTTTCTGTACTTGTATAAGCATTTTTAAACCTTTTTAGCGAGCATTCTTTATCTGCCAGTCTATTTATACTATCTTTACAGAAACGAGTTCCTAGAGCCTCAAAATAAGCCATAGCGGGTGCTTTACCATCTCTTTCGGTATTCCAATTCTTTCTTTCTTCAGTTGTTTTTATTGCTCTGTCTATCTCTATTTGTGTTTTTAATTCTATTATGTCTTTGGTAAGTCTTGCAATTACTTCTCCTATTATGTAATTAAGATTAGAATAAACCTCTATGTTATGAGCATATAAATACATTGAATTAGGTTCATCTACAATCTTTTTAAATACTTCTTGATACATACTAGCAAGTTCTTTTTCACTTATGTTTTTTATATTAAAGGGATTGAATAAGAATAATTTTTCTTCCATTATTTTCCCCCTTTTATTCTTTGTACTTTTTCAAGCATAGCCATTACTAAGAATGATGTCTTACTTTGGCCTGTCAATTTTGTTGCTTTTTCTAATTCATTAAACTCCCATTCAGAAAGCCTAATATTTAATACTTTTGTTTTTGTTTTCTTTCTCATATTATCTCCTATCTACAATATTTGTCATATAATTCACAATATTGATTTTTATATTCTTTTAAATCTTCAATTTCTTCTTGTTGCTTTTCTATATCTGCATAATAATCTTCTAATTTATCAACTAATTCCTCGACAGATACTAAATCTTGATTTTTAAATATATCATTTAATACACCACTATTAATATCTTTTAAATTAATATATACTTCTTTCATTATCTGAACCTCCTTTTCTTTCTTGTTATTTCTTCTCTTTTTAATCTATCACACTCTTCTTTGCTTCTTACTTTAACAAACATATCATTAGGTAAAGTACAACCATATTTCTTTATCTGATATTTTTCTATTTCTATTATTAATTCTTCTAAATATTTAAAATTTCCATGTTCTTTTTTAAAGTTCTTTCTAAATGTATCTCTATTTGGTAAACATTTATCTTTATACAAATTAAAGTAAAAATTCAATTTAAACTCTTCCATTATTTCCCTCCTAATTCTTTATAATATTTTGTAACTCCACTTACCCAATATTGATTAAGGTTGTTTGGGTCGTTCTCTGCTCCGATAGGAGCATATTTAACACTAATCTCTTCAATAGTATCAAGTCCCATATCAATGTAGTTATTCTTTAAATTACTTATAAAGAAATCAATTCCTTTATCTAAATCTTCAAATACCATTAATGAGCCATTTCTAAAGTTGCCGCCTACATTATTGTTATCATTAAATGCTACTGATGTATATTTGCCTGTTTCGTGCATTGATATAGCGATTGCTAATCTCCAATCAACACCATAATCTTGCGCCACTTTTTTAATTTTGCAAGATACTTCATCTAAAGTACACTCACTCGATAATTCTTCTATTTTTTCCAAACTCTCTAATTCGGCATTTTTTTGCGTTTTAAGAGACTTTTCTTCTTCTTGGTCTATTTGTATTACTTCTTTGTTTTCATTTGTTTCTGCTTTAGCAATTAAGTCTGAGCATATAAATAAGTTACTATATACAAGTCCACACATAAAACCTATGAAGAATATTATCAAAATCTTTTTAACCTTAACCCAAGCCTTGTTTATTTCCTTTTTTCTTTTATAACCTTTTCTAGTCATTACCTCTTTATTCTTTTTCATCTTTATTCTCCCTTTCTTCTATCTAAATTTCTTCTTAAAGTAATTATAATTTAATACAAACACTTCAATCGCTAATACTAATATAAATACTCCAAACCATGTCAATGTCGTTAATTCCTTACTTATAAATGGATATACAAGTATCACATACATATATTTAAGTATTATTCCAGCACTTGCAAATAGTCCTAATGCATTACCTAATGGTACGATTATCTTTTTCATTATATTCTTTCTCCTTTCTTAATTCCATAATATTCATATAAGTCTCTATCTAGATTATCTTTTAACCACTTAATCATCTTTTTCATTATTTTTCCTCCATTACTATTACTTCTATCTTTTTACCTTTTTCAAACCATACAACTGGATATATATATTTATTATCTATTGAATGAATTGATTTTCTTAAACTTTTGAAATCAAATATTCTATCTAATATTTTTTTGTTTACTTTTACTACTTGATATTTATTTCCTCTTTTGCTAACTAATTCTTCTGTTTTTGCATTTTTTAAATATTCTTTAATTTCTTTTAATGTTCTCATTATAATTCGCCTCCTATCATTAAACTATACTTAGGTGTATATTCTTTACCAGTAATCTTATTATAAACGAATACTATTTCATTACCACTTAATACTGGTATATAGCCTTTTTTATTTACTAATTTTTCAACTTTCTTAATTTCTTTTTTCATTTTATTTATTCTCCTTATAATTGTTTAATTTAATCATATTATTAAATGCTTCATTTGAAACACATTTTGCATAACCATTTTCAAATTGAAATGTAACATATTTTTCATTTCTTTCTATTACAATAATTATTGCTCCTTTTTCATTTATATATCTTTTCATTTTCATCTCTTCCTTTCTTTAATTACAATATTATTATAACATATTGTATTTACATTTGTCAATACATTTTAATAATTTTTTTAAATTTTTTTACATTTTCTTTATAAACCTTTATAAAATAAAGAAAAAAGAGTTAATTTTTTTTAACTCTCTTTAATATTTTACCTACATTTTGGTAATATTCTTCATTTGGAGGTTGCATACTTTCATTTAATTCTCTAAATAAATTATTTAATTCATTATATGCTTGTAAATCTATTCTTTCAATTTTATGCAAGTCCTCATGAGATTTTTCTATTAATAAAGCATAATTAGATATATTATTATCTCCTCCATATACCCTTTTAAATATATGATGCCTTGTTAAAGGTGTATTTCTATATATCTTATAGCCCATCCAATCTCTATCTTTCGTTTTATAGATTTTAAGCATTATCTTAACATCTTTATTCAATTGTTATTTGAAATTTAGTAGCACTAACTCCATATACACCAGCAAAACCATCTTGCCCTTTTGTTTTTTCATTATCATATTGATAAGGATAGTTGTTTACCTTGTATTTTGCTTTTTTGTATGGTCTAATATTATTAGGGGTATAGTAGTAGCATTCTACACAATCGATTATATTGCCATTGCCAGCATATCCATTTTTCTTATCTTTTATGTCATAGCCAGCAACATAAGGAAGCCATCTTCCTTTAACTATTACATTTCCATTGCTATCTTTAATTTCTTTTATATGCACTCTATACTTAATACTTCCTTCATCTACTCTAATAGCAAGTCCAGTTATAGGGCTATTCTCCCAACCGGCATAATTCTCTAGATTTTTAACTTCTGAAAGCCAGCCATGTTTTTGAGTTTTAACTCTATAATAAACATTGACCTTAGTATCTGATGTAGCACTACCATAACCATTTATCTTGTTTGCTTCATCTGCTATATATTGCATTTTGCTTCTTAAATAATCTCCAGGGCAAGTAGTATTGGTAAACATACTATGCCATGTTAAGTTTTTGCCTTTGACTAACTTACCTAAATTATTTCTTTTTGCTATATCTGCAACCAATTTTATTAAACTATTCAATGTTATATCATTTACATACCACGAATTATCATTATCTGATGTTTCAATAGTTACTGACTTGCAGTTGCTATCCCAATTACTATTAGTCCAAGCAGTATCTTCTTCATCAACATAATTAGCAATACTGCCATCATAACCAACACCATAGTGAGAACTACCACATCTGCCTTTTGCTTGAAATATTCTACCACATTGTTCTGCAGTTAATCTTCCAGCCATGTGATGAATAGTAATTGCTTCAATACTTCTACCACTTCTGCCTTTAGTATAATTTCCCTCATCTGCAGGTACTACTATTTGCGTTAGACTTGACTTACTCATCTACTTCTTCTCCTTTACCATTGCTTAATTCTAATTCCATTTCTTCTGTAATTTTAATTTCTTCCATATTATCTACTCTCCTTTTTTATTTAACATATTTATTATTAAATTCATTACAGCACTTATACCACCAGCAACAGCACCTATTAATAAAGATTTAACTACCTGCATATTGCTAAAATCACTATTAGGCAAAGTTACTGCCAAGGCTCCTAAAAAGCCTTGAATAAAAGTTTTTCCTGCTCTTATCAAAATATCTTTCATATTAACACCTCTCTTTCAATTCTTTAATATCTTCTTTTATATACTTAATATCATCTTCTAAGTGATATGTTCTTTCTATTACAGTGTTGTGTTTATCTACCTTTTTTTCTAATTGCTCTATTCTATATTTAATTAGTTTAATTCCAGTAAGTGAACCTATACAAGTTCCTAAAAAAGATAACACTGCTACTATTATACTTCCTATCATATTTCCTCCTTTTTATTTTCCTTTATCCATATCTTCTTCAATATATAATTCATTTAACTTGCTATCTTCAAAGTTATCTGCTAAAAAGATAATTGAAGCATAATAAGGTTTATGTTCTTCTTCTGTTTCAGTAGCAGGTGTATAAACATCATTAATATCTCTTATTTGTTTGTTTTCATCTGCTATTAATATTTTCTTTTCACCATATTTTCTTATTTCCATGATACACCTCCTAACTTAAAGTCCATCCTTTTGCTTGAGCATTAGATAATGCTTGTTGTCCTTCTTCTGACTTTAACTTTGCTAAATTAGTGCTTCCAAGTACAACTTTTTGAGATTGGCAACCTTTTGTCTTTATATCATATAAATTATTTAATATATTTATTATAGATGCCACTGTCAATTTTGAACAAGATGACAATGTTAAAGTATATATATAATTATTTGCTGTTGATGTAGTTAAATATGCTTTGCCTAAATTCGGGAAACCACTACTATGCATTAGATTAGTCACACTAACAAATGTTCTATATAAAGATGTCGCACTACTCATATCAAGTAATGGGAGAGATTTTAAAGCAGAACATGAATAAAACGTGCCTTCAAAGGTTTTAACTTTTGAGGTGTCAATAGCAGGTATATTTTGCAAACTTCTGCAATCCTCAAACATACTTGTCATATTAGTTACTTTACTAGTATTTAATGGTGGTATAGTTTGCAAACTTGTGCATCCCTTAAACATACTTGTCATAGTTGTAACATTTGATGTATCAATAAAGGGTATTGTTTGTAACGAATTGCAATTAGCAAACATTTTACTCATGTCGACAACACCACTAGTGTCTAATAATGGTATAGTGGTAATTGCAGTACAATATTGAAACATACTAGCGCAACTATCGCCAGACATTGTTATTGTATCTGGTATCTTTTTTATAATAGCATTAACACCATTTGTATATTGAGTATTTGTAGCACCCGCTATAGTTGGTTTGAAATAATCATTTATATCAACACCACTTGTTTCAACATTTACTTCACTATAGCCATCTAAATTATCATCACTTGCTTTATATATTCCATTTGAAGTAATGTTTTTGGTGCCTAATTTCAACACTGGTATATTTACATTAGCGGTTTCTTTTTCTCTTACATTATAAATACCATTTTTAGTAATTTCTATATTCCCAGTGGGTATTATGTATTCATCAGGTATTTTATCTACTATTACTTTAGATAAACCATCATAGTTTTTATCTGGTACTATTTCTTGCTTTTCTTTTGTAGGGATGACTTCTTTTTCTTGCATATTCGCTAGTACTATTGGTGGAAATGAAAAGTTAGTTTTCAATTTAAACAAAATCGGTTTTTTTATTAATTTTAACCTAAACATCTAAAGGTTCCTCCTTTAAACTATCATACCAATATTCATCAATTATATAAGTGCCTCCTATTGTTTTCTTGTCTCCTTTAAATAATACTCTTGCATCCATTTTTATTTTGCTATCAAAATTAAAGGTTTCTTCTTCTGTTAGCCATACTTTAAACACACCATTTTGATATGTTACTTCTTCGCCGGTTCCATCATATATTTTTGTTAAATTACCAATATTAAACTGCACTTTTAATACTGCTTTAATATCTAATTTATTATTTTCATTATCAACTATTTCAAATTCTAAATAAAACTGATTTCCTTATTTCATTTATTCTACCTCCTTTTATTTTACATTTAATCTGTTTTTTTTGTAAACTCTATAGTTATGTTATAATTTGCTTTTCTTAATGATGCTCCATAATAAATTTGAAGTTCTTCTGAATGAATAAACAATCCAGCAAAATAATTGGAATTAACATAGCCTCCTATTGCAACTCCACCATTTGTTGTTTGAATGCTACCATATGCTTTTCTTATAGTTATACTATTTGTGTTATAATCAGAAGTAAATGTCGTAAACTCATAGTCTCTAGTTGTGCCACTAAATGACCTTTTATAAATCGGTTTCCCATTTTCATCTATGCCTATTACTTGTTCTGATGTTGAATAATTAAACTTATTATTTACTTCATTAATAGCATTTACCATACTGCTTTTATTAGTAGTATTCAAATTACTTAATAAACCCATATTATCATCATTTGTATTAACTACTTCTTTTATTTCGTTTAAATCACTTGCATTGCATTTATTTACATCTGCAATATCTTGGTTGATGTTTAATGCTACTTTATCTGTATATGTTATTTTACTCATATTTTACCTCCATTTACCTATTGCTAGTATATTAACTTCAACATTTTCTAATGTTCTTGCTTCCGCAGAGGCAACAGGTATCAAAACACCTCCTGTTGCATTACTTGTTGTTGGTGTTTCTTCACAGCCCATTAACCATCCTAACCAACAATGATGTAATGTTATAAAAACATTTGGAACACTAATAAATTGTATTGGAAAGTTAGGTGGGGCTGCTAGTCCTACCCTCTTTAATGTGCCCATTGTAACTATAGTATTTTTTGTATCTGTGTATTTTTGTGTTATTATCATAGTCCCATCTGCATATTTAATCCAATTTCCATTTGAATTAGTTCCGCTTTCAACTACACTATTTATTGCACCTACTAAATTATTTTTATTAGTAGTATTTAATTGTGTTAAATCACCAATTTTTGTATCAATACTATTTCCACTTTTAAAACTAAAATTAATATTATCTGTACCGCTTACTTCATTTATTTGTATGTCGGCACTATTTTGCATATATCTTGCCATTTTATTACCTCCTTAATAATATACCTTTTCATTATTATAAAATATTTCATCAACACCGTAAAAGACTTCATTAGGTTGTATCTTTTCATCTATATATACATCTTGTTTAATTTTATAAATCTTATTTATTTCTAATATTGGGCTAATAGAACAATAAATTGTATTTCCATCATCTGATATAAAATCTATGCTTTTTATTTCTTTATTTACATAAATATTTATGATAGTTCTATAAAAATTTCCTATTGGAGCCCATATATTGTTTATTATTCTATTTGTATTATCTGAGTAGTTAATTCTATATTTACTCATTTTCGCATTTTCATAGTCTACTAAATTAGATATACTATTATTTAATCTACTTGCTCCTACTGGGTTAAGTATGGGGTTAGTCTCATTATTATCATTTCTTATTTGCAAAGTATTAATGAAATTTATGTTTAATGTTTCGTAAATATTTTTAACGATAGTCTTTGAATTACTTATTAATATAGAATTAGTTTTACCTAACAAGTTTTCTTTTGATATAATATCATCGTTCAAATAAGTGTTAGGCACTTCAATAGTGCTTTGTGTTATTCTTCCGCTTATTGTTTTATTATATAAGTTTCTTGCAAATATCGGTATATTTGAATTGTTATATAATATTCCAGAGTTAGGAATCATACTATCTAAATTTCGATAAGGTAGTCCATTATAGTTACTTTCATTATATATCTCTAGTGTTGAATATAATTTGTTCCACAACTGGAATTGATAATTATACAAATTGAATTGTTTTGTTACATTGTAAAAAACTATTGGGTTGGGAATAGGTTGATTAATATTGCTTTTCTCAACTAAATAAACTTGATTATTTGCTATTCTTCCTATATATAAGGTATAAGTAGAGGTGTTTGTAAAACATAACATGAATATACTTACATCGTTTCCTCTTATACTCATACCCAAGCCCCCATAATCTTGTCCATCTGTATAATTATTTATTATGAATTGATTATTGTATATTTCTACTACGGCATTATCTTTTATATTAAATATTTGATATAGAGCGTATAAGTCTGTATTCGGTCCGCTATCTTTTACTTGATGTATGATAGCGTAGAAATTATTCTTTTGTTTTATTTTTGCTATAGACCTAACGAATGATTCGCTATAATCTATAATCTTGATAGAAGTAAGCGAAATATTATCTCCACTTTTATTATATACATTTAATTTTTCATCACTTGCGAAACCTATCATTTGGAAATCAAGATTGTTCTGACTATCCCAATTCTGCCATATATCAATTACTTCATAAGAAACACTACTGCTAAAACTACTATCGCCCTCAAACAATTTCCAATTGTTTTCCGCTCCTACATTTATAGTAAGTTCCACTGCAATAGGCAATCTTCCTGTTGATGTTGTATTTGTTCCACCAAACAAATAGTTACCACCGCCTATTCTTCTTCGTATGAAATTATAATTATAATTATTTAAATTACTAGGAAATTCATAAGATTTCTTAATTGTTAATTTATATTCTGTATCGCTAGGCAATTTAAATGTAGGGTTGTTTAGTAAAAGAAATCTTAAAGTTCCTACTCCTGCTCCATGCCTTTCTATTGCCATTAAATTACCTTTTTCATCAACTTCTAAATTCTGTAATCTATCTATATTTACACCACTTGAATATTTGGTAATTACTTGTATTAAATTGAAACCAACATCTGCAATAGCAATATAACCAGTTAAATCTCTATTTACATCATCAACAACACCATAAATAAGTGTCTTATCTAGCCCCTCATCACTTGCATTCCTACTTTGTACTGAGCCATATATGTATAATCTATATACTTCATGACCTTGATTTTTTAATTCTGCTTTTAAATTATCAGTAAAGTTATTAGTCGTTTCTTTTATTTGTTCTATAGTAGGCTTATTTTCTCCAGTTTGTATTTCATATTTTCCACACAAATAGGCTATAATCTTATTCTTAAAATCTTCTGTCATAATTACCTCCTAACTTTTAAATGGAGCATTTAGTGTGCAATTTAAAACATTATCCCCAATAGCAGTAATCTCACTAATAGTCAAATTATTATATATAATGTTCGCCGAGTTTTCTATATCAACATTTCTTGTTATGCTTTCGCCCTCTTGAATATTGCCGCTTGCTTTATTTCTTTGATTATCAAACCAATTAATTGCTCTTTCACTATTGAACGAACTTGATAATTCGTAAGTATAGAATATCTTTTCTTGGTCTGTTGTATTTATTACTTTTATTTCTTTTCTTTTTACCATATAATCTTGTGTCAAATTATCGATAGGAGCATCAAAGTGTGCTATTTGCCCGATGTTGTAAACATCTTTATCATCAGTTACTACCTTTAAATTAACCTCTGCACTACCTTTATATTTGATATAAGATTGTCCTACTTTGTCAAGTTCTGCACTTGAAAGGACATCGTTTCTATTCTCATATCTTGCTATAATTCCTTTTCTTCCTGTTTGATTTGCTATTCTATCTACTTCATCATTATTATACACGATTTGTCTGCCTTTTACAAGAGGTTGATAAATTACTTGTATTTGAGTACCAGCAATATAACTAGCATCTGTTTCTATTTGATTTTTCCCTGGTGTATAATAGAAATCTGCTTCTATTCCTATATCTTTATTTACTTTTGTTGTAAATGTCTTAGGAACGTCATTGACACTTATGTTCCGCATATTACCTATATTTGAACTTGTTAAGAAATTATTGTCATATCCATTAGCAATTAATATTTCGGTATAATCTATGCTAGCATATACTTCATCTGACTGCATTATTTGTTTATTTCTATAATCTCTACTTCCATAATTAAATGAGATATCATTTATATTATTTTCTTCAAACCAAGTAACATTATATTCAATATTTTTTCCTCTTGGCATTAAAGTAGGGTCATAAAAGTCAATAGCAACCTTATCTTCATCAATAAGTCTTGTAAACCATTTAGAGCCTGTTATATCTGCCAAATATTGAAATACATCGTAAGCAGTTTTATTCTGTGTTGAATAAGCGCCAATTATATCATCAGCACCAAATATATTGATATTTCCTAGTACGAAGCCATAATCTTTGATTGCATCTATTATCATCTCTATTGCTTCTGTTATAGTCTTATTACTTATAACAAAGTCTAAAGTCTCGCCCTCACTAAGCAAAGTCTTGAAATCTAATATTTGCAAACTACAAAAGTGAGGATATCTAGGATTAAGACTTATATCGCCCGAATTCTTTACTACACCGCAAAAAACAAGTACATCATCTTTATATATCTTGCATTTTGAATAATCTTTTGGATAATAAAACCTTGAAGTATAATTTTTGTCGTTTTCCCAACTTTTTGGATAGCAATTATTCAGAATGGTAGAGGAAGTAGTAAGTATTTCCTCTGTTATAGTAAACTCTTTATTACATACTACTTCTTCATCATTTATTAACATCTTTAATCTACTCATATTTATGCTCCTCCCATTCCATAATTATAGTCGTTTTTAGAACCGCCACTAAATGTCTTAATATTATTAACCATTTGTCCTAATGGGTCTTGTTCCATATTATTATTTACTACTACATTAACTTGTGGGCTTAAATTAGTACTTGAACTTCCATAAAGGCTAGGGGATAAACTAAACATATCATCAAACATTCCTCCGACTGTTGAATTAACTTGTCCTTTCATATCTTCCATACCTTTTTCTAATCCAACCATATTCATTTTACCTATCCAAGCAAATTCTGTTGATGGACTATGTACTCCAAATATTCCTTTGATTTTTTTCATTATTGAATTACCTATACCTGCTATCTTATCAAGTACCCAATCTTTGGCAGACTTAATACCATTCCAAAGACCTTGTATTAAATTTTTACCACAATTCCACATCATTCTAGGCATTCCCTTAAAATATTCAATTATATCAACACCAATTTCTCCTACTCTTGCTAGCAATATTGGAATAGCATTTAATATACCAGCAATTAAGCCACCTAATAATTTGAAACCAGCCTCTATGAATAAAGGTAAATTATCAATTAATATAGGTATAGTGCTAAGAATAGCATCTATTATGACTGGTATCAATGTAGGTAATTGCTCTGCTAATGCTTGAATAATCATAACTAGCCCTTGAATTAATGAAGTAAGTATAACTGGTAGCATATTTGCTAATTCTTGAATTATAGTAGGTAACATACCCATTAATATTTGAATAATACTAGGCAATGCTTGAACTAGCCCCATTATTAATGTTGAAGTTCCTTGTATTAGTGCTGGCAATATTGCTTGAAGTAAAGGACCGATTAAAGGTATCAAATTATTCAATAAAGTAGTTAGGCCAGTTATTATTTGAGGTGCCATTTTTACTATAGCATTTGATATATTTGTTCCAGCAGTAGTAAAGGTACTTATTACTTCTTCAATTCCACCTGCACCACTTAGGAAATTACTAAATGCTGACTTAGCACTATTTATTGAACCGCTTATAGTAGTAGATGCTTCTTTTGCTGTCGTTCCTGTTACATCTAATTCTCCTTGAATTACATGAATAGCATTAAATACATCATTTAAATTAGAAATGTCATAATGTACTCCTGATATCTTTTCGGCATCTGCAAGTAATCTTTCCATTTCTGTTTTTGTGCCACCATACACTTGTTAACATAAAAGTTTTTTATCTTTTATTTCTATATATTTATCATCTATATAGTTCAGCATATCTTTTCACTTATATAAAGTGCCGAAGCCTCGTGGAGGTATTATATCTTTTCAACCTCTATGCGTTGCCCCTGACTATACTTTGTATAGCCTTCGGTTCTGATTGCCCTTTTTTTGATGGGTTTCCAGTTTAATTCTTCGGTTTATACTCGGCTATGGTGTTTAATTTCAACCGAGTTTTAAGTTATCTAACATTGTGTAATTCTGCTTTGCAAAACCTTGATAAGCATTTTGAATATTCTCAATTGCAGTACCGAACTTATTTGAGTTATCAGCCATATCTTGAATAGCCATATCGCCGACTTTAGCAGCCTCTTCTGTATCTCCACCTAGACTTTGTAACAAACTAGCACTAAATGAAGTTATTTGCTCCATATATTTATTGGCATCAATTCCGGCTGTTGTATAAGCCTTTTTAGAATTCTCTATGACTGTATCAGCACTATCTTTGAAAAGTGTCTCTACACCACCGATATTCTGCTCTAAATCAGCAACACCTTGTAAGGCATCTTTACCAAGTCCTAATAAAGAACTACCGACTTTTTCAATAGCACTAGACATTAAGTTACCAATAGCAATAGTACTTGCTTTCAATTTACCGGCGACACCATTAGTCTTTTTTTCTAGGTCTTTATCATCTCCTTTAAACTTGAAGATGACTTCTCCTCCATTCATTTATTCCACCTCCTTGTTATAAAATAAAGGGCTGGGCTTTTAACCCAACCCTTATAGGTTTATCCTGTTACAACTTCTCCTTTACCAGTTACAACAATAGTTAATGCAAACTCGCCACTATCTTCAGCAGCACCGCCTAAATCGCTAAAATTTAAAGTACAAGGTACTTTATACTTAGTATAAGTCAATGCTCCTTCTTGAACTCCTGTTAATAATTCAAATTGTACTAATTGATTGTTGAATTGAGCAACAGTACCATCTTTAATTAATGCATGAATATCGCCTAATATTTTAACTATAGAAGCATTATTCATGTCAATTTTAACAGTGGTATCAATGGATATGGCAGCACCAGTGATTAAACTTCTTTGAATGGCATCGCACCAAACATACCAGTCTTGCTGCTCGAAATCAGTAGTTAAACCAACCTCAGTAGTAGTACACATGGCAGTAAACACAGGGGCTGCACTAGTACCAGTATTTAAACCTAAGTTTTTGATGACTTCTCTATTATTTACATAAAACTCATTCATATTTACACTTCCTTTCTATAAATCTTTTTCATAAATCTTACTTATAATACATTGTAAGGTTGAATTATACCCAACTCTTCTGATATCCATATACTCTATTGCTTGTGGATTAACATATTGAGTAAATATAATTTGCCACCTTTCCAATTTATTAGTTTCTTTGTTTTCAACTTCTATTCTTTCCGATTTTCCTATTAGATTACCTATTAATAAAGATAATTCTTTACACTCTTTAATTGTAAGTCCATATATGTCAATCATATAATAATTATACATAGGCAATATATCGCCATAGAATGCTTGTTTTTGTCCGCTTTGTTCTTGTACGACTATTACCCTACTATCATTATCATTTGTTGAATATTCGGCTTTTATTTTCCATTTGTCAGTGGTATAGCCACTAACTATATTTTGAAGATGTTTAATTAAGATTAATTGTTTCTTTTCTAATAATTCTCTTGTCATTTCAATTCATTCTCCTTTATAGCAATTCCAACGATACTCTTTTTTTGCTTAGTATATATTTCTTGATACCATTTGCCAAAAGTACCAGGTTCAGTCCAATTAGTAGTATTAGGCATAACCCACACATATTTAGCATAATCAGTATAAGAACCTATATAATAATCTCCATTACTTCCTCTAACTCCTGCTGCCATTGAAGTCTGTCTCATGTGGACCACTCCTTTTCTTCTTGACATAGGAATATGAGGAAACGCCCTATCAAGTGTCTGTCTTGCTATTGAATACATTATCTTATCAGAAGCCTCTAATACTTCTTTTTTCTTTCCTGGATACCAATTTACTTTAACATCAGCCATTATTTAACCACTATCATCTTATTCTCTACTCTATTAAATATCCAACCATCTTGAACTTTCAACACTGTATGAACTTTATTATCAGCATATTTGCCTAGATAAATTATTTGGTCTCCTACTTTTACATCAACTAGTCTTCCAACTTGATAATAACCAGTAGCCTCAGGTACTGTATAAATACCGAACCTTATAGCACTTTCACAATCATAAGGACAACATTTAATTGTGATTTCTTTATAATTAGTATCATCAAATACTTCATCGTTTTCATCACGATTAAATTGCCTTAATGTTGCTTTCATACCATTTACTAAAAACATTTTACTCGCCTCCAAATGGTATAGTAAGAGCCATATTACTAGACATTGGTGTACCTCTATATAGATATCCATTATTAGCAAGTATTCTTAGTGCTAACGTAGAATAATCAGTCTTTAAAGGGGAACTCATTGTACCTGCCTTTATATCTTTATCAAAATCAACAAATGGAATGTCATGTTCTAATACGAACCTCATTTGTTCCATAGAAGCGTTCTTAATAGGCAAAGGGACACTAATTGCATCCCAACTAGCATCCCTATATCTTAAGCCTATTTGTGAGAAAACCATCTCACTTACTGCTTCTATCTGCCAAGTTGAAATATCAGCATTTGAGTATTCGGGATATTTATTCTCGAATTCCTCTTTTGTGAAAAACTGCATTTTCCCACCTCATTTCTATTTAGGCAATTACTATATCGCCACTAAAGGCATTAGAGTAGTTACCATATTTATCAATACCATATACAGAAACATGATAATTTCCTGCTTCAGTAGGTGTACCTGTGATAGCGCCAGTTGTAGGATTAAGTGTTAATCCTGCTGGTAAACCTGCTGCTTCGAACTTATCAACACCAGTACCACTGAATGGAGTAGCCTGAGTATATGATTGTTCATGAGTTCCTGCATCGAATGAACCTGCAGATACAACAGGTAAACTTTCAACTAATTTAATTACTGCTTCAGGTCTTACTACCTTTGCTCCAAACATTACATTTCCCTCAACAACGAAGTATCCTGGGTATCCTGGGAAGTTACCATTGTATTGAGCAAATGAACTCCAGAAAGTATCACCAACTGTACCAACTTCATTAGCAAAATATCCAACTACATTTGTATTGTTACCTTCTTTATCTTTTTCTATTACATTGCTATTGATTTGGAATACACTAACACCATAAGCATCAGCAACTTGTCCCATATCAACACCTTCAACACCTGCTCTTGTTTCAAATTTAAGAACTGATGTTAAACTTGAGATAAAGTAAGCATAAGCATTTGAACTTAGTCCTAATAGGTATCCATCATATATGTTTCTATCAAATAATTTAGATTTCAAATCATTAATTAATTCAATAGTTTCAGTTCCATTTGATGGAGCCCATTTAGTACATTGACCATCTGTATAAGCCATTGAACCATCTTGAGGTCCTGTAATATCAGCATTTAATTTATTAAAGCCATAAACATCGATTTGTCTAGAGATTTGAGCCTCTTTTAATTCGATTTGTCCCTCAATTGCTCTTTCGATACCACTACCCATTACTATAGGGCTTACTCTAAATGAATAATCCATAGGTAATTCAGTTAAATCAACCTTTACTGAATTGTAAGTAGCAAGTTCGTTTGTAATTCCTCCTTGTGCGATTTCTACATTATTTCTTACATTTAATGCAGTGTCTAATTGCTTAACAATCTCAATAATTGGAGTGCCAGTTCTTCCAACTTCAAACCATCTTCTGTCTAGCATTTTATAGAATTGAGAATTGTAAAGTAAATTAGCATAAGTTCTTTTCATTAAACCTTGTAGGTCTAAATTTACTCCTGTAAAATTCATAATTTCTTCCTCCTTTTCTTTCCTCTATATTTAACTAAAATTACTTAGTTACAGGTATCATTAAATCTTTAATACTAGTACCTCTTGTTATCTTTATATCTTTACCAGTATTAGCATTGTTTCCATTTATTCCACCCTCATTAGGTGCTTGTGTAAATGGTATGTTATTCTTCTTTTCTGCTTCTGGGAAATATGTATTTTTAAATCTAGTTACTATTCCCTCAATTGCTTTATCATCATCTTTTTCATCAGCATAAAGACTATTTCTTAACTTAACTACTTCATCAAAGTTTTCTTCTTTAAATCCTTTTTTAACAAGTTTATTCTCTAGACTTAATCTAGTCATCTTATCATTTGTCTCACTTAAAGTTTTAACAGTATTATTATAATTAGTTTCTAGGCTTGTATAGTCTCCTTGAAGTTTAGTATAATCTTCTTTCTTTACATATCCTGAGTAATCAGGCTTAGGAATATCGCTATTCTTTGTATAACCTTTATAAAGGTCTTTTTCCATAGCAGAAACATCTAGGTCATCATTACTTATAGTAATATCTTTGTTTTTTAGATATTTAGTAATATCAAAATTCATATTTATCATTCTCCTTTTTTTAGAAGTGATAAAAGTGTGTCGCGACTGCTAACCTTTTATAGACTTAATAGCAATTGGTCTATTTATTTAATTCTTTTATAGTAGCATTTATCTTTTTTATTTTAGCATTTGTTTTATCTACCTCACTTCCATTTCCTAAATTTTCATATATCTTTTTATCATTCTTTAATTTAGTTCTTTTTAGTTGTAGGGCTTGTATCTTTTGCTTTTTTTCATAATCTTCTTGCCACTCATCAGAATTATAATCATTTTCTTGTATCTGGTCTTTATCCCAATATATAGTCCATTGGTGTCTACAATTAGGATGACCTACACCCCCAGCGATTGCTTCTTCTTGTGGATAATATCTAACACCATCAGAAGTATATCCACTTCCTCCATTTTTGTCATATACCTTACCTTGATAAGGCATACACAAAGGACAAGCGAATGTGTGGGCTGGTAAGTATAAAAGTTCTTTCTCTAATAAATTAGCATCGTACATTGTTCTATTCCATCCTGCATGATTAAGATTAGTGTTATAGAGCATTGAATTGTAATCTGCAATATTGTGCCAACTTCTTACTGAACCATCTTTATTATGGTATGGTATGATGGCTTGCACTTCATCGTATTTAGTTACTAGTTTAGATAGATAACTTTCTCTATCTATATAACTTTTGTTTGCTGTTTTTCTTCTGCCTTTATAATATTCATCAATATTATATTTATATTTCTTCTCTACATTTTGGAATACTTTTTCACTTGCTAATTCATATATTTGTTTATATTCGGCATCGGGATTTAGTATCTTATTTCCCTCTAAATCTCTAGCCATTATCATATCTTCGAGTTCTTTTATTCTTTCAGCCATATATTTATGGTTTACCTTTTCCCATATTCTTGCTGTTTCTTTTTTGAACTCTGCTAGAGTTTTATTCTTGTATAGGTAATCGAAGAATACTCGTTTAGTTTCATACATTAGTTTATAATATTCATTTTTTGAATAGTAAGCACTATCTTCTATAAATAAACTAAATGGGTCTTTCTTCATTATACCTCACCAAACTTAACTTGTATTGCTTCTTCTTCCTCTTTATTCGCATTGATTAATTCTTCTATTAATTTACTATTCTTACCTACATAGTCATCATCAATTAACTTATTAAGGATAGGTGTTATTATTTTTGCTTTTACACTATATGGAACACTTCCAACACTTTGAATTCTATTTAATACTTGAAGTTTCTTCATATCATCGAATTTTTCATTTGCTCCATAATCCCAATTTAACTCGGTAGGTATTAGATTAACTTGTATATTGTTCGCTTGCTGTGCTTTTACTACATTTTCAAGCAAATGATTTATTTGAGGCTCTATTTGTGTTTTTATTGCCTCGATAGTCATATCAGAATTATTCTTACTTAAATCTATGCTATCAACATTCTGATAAGCATCTTTTTCATAACCAAATGTTGCAGGGCTTAGTCCAGCCATTTGAATTACTTGATAATCACAGAATTTAAACGAACTAATATATTCATTAAATCTAATATCACCTTGTAAAAACTCGAATAATTGATGGTCTTTATCTCCAGGTAATAAAGTGAAGTAATCCGCTAATTTTCCTACTGATAATGTATCTACTTTGTAATGATTAGAAGCAGGTTGCCAATTAGTTACTATATCGCCACTTTGATAGTGCTGGCTTGTTACTATCTTAGTTTTGGTCTTTTCTATTTCATCAACAAAGGTATTGAATATTTCCATTTCTTCGTTTAAGAATTTTTTACTATCTTTAAAGAAGTTCTGCCCTATATCTATATTTATTAGATTTTCATAAGGTAATATGTACTTAGCAATGTATTCATTACCAGTCCTTAGATTAAATGTTCCTAAATCAACAGGTATTAATTTACCGCCTTTATCTTCTTTAAACGCTTCCATAGTCATATAAGTAATACCATTCTCTAATTTAATATTTCTATGAAGTTCGTATATATCTTCTTTAGTAACAAACTCTTGTATGATAGTACCACTTATTACTTTGTCATATTTTTGTACTAAATCATGTATATCTGATTTCTTGATGCACTCTAGATATATCTTATTATCAAACTTATTTATTAATATGAAACTTTCTTCTTCATATACTGCTAATTCTAGGCTCTCTTTAAGTGTAGGCATTAACCAGTTTATTGATAGCCCCTCTGTCTGTGTTACTAAATCCGAGCCAAATATTTGATTTACTATATATGTAGCAACCTTTTTACCACTAGGAGCAATTATATAGTCATTTCTCTTATAAATATTAGGCTTTCCATTAGTTATACCAGGTTGAGTTACTGTTGCCTCTACTCTTATATATGGAGCCTCTAAATAATTGTATGCTGATTTTAATCTTACTTGATTATTCATTTAATATCAACTCCTTCATATATTAGAGTTTCAATATGAGCCTCTCTTTTATTTTCATCAGTCAATTTATATTTATAACTTTGAACCACAATTTGTACTTTTCTATTAGTTCCTAGCAAATGTTTCATACCTCTTACTTTTACTACATAGAACTTACCCATAGGAGCGAAGTCCTTATCTATCTTTCTTTTATCTATGCATTGACCATTTAAATATAAATACAAAGTCCATTTCTTATTATTTATTAGATATTTTTTCAATTTTTGTGCTTTTTCCACAATTTTATCAATAATAATAGTAAAAATGTCACTTATTTTTTTTATTAGAGTTCTCATTTTTAACTCCTTTCTATGTGTATAAATAATAAAAAACATATAGTTATCCTCTAACTATATGCTTCTTATGTTTACGACACACTTTTTCGCACTTTTCTATCTCTTAAATTATAGCATAATTATTTATTGTTGTCAACATCTCTTTTATAACTTCTAATATGTATGTAATGAGTAGGGTAAATTTCATATACTTCTATCATCTTACACTTAGGGCAAGGATATTCTATTACCAGTGGAGTTTCTACTTCTATTCCCATCTTTTTTAGATTTTTATAATATTCTTCAATTTCTATCTTAAACAAATATCTTTTTGTAGATTTACAACGAATTTCGATTTTAATCAACTCCTTTTATACTACTGGTGCTCTATCAGTTTCTTTAAACTCTATTATGATATACCTTAAGGCATCTATGTGGTCATCAAACTCTTTTACATAGGCTTCTTTACCACTTTTAGCACTTGCTTTTAAATCATATCTATAACTTTCCAATTCAAGCAGCCCATCATCTTTGCCACTATAAACTAATTCACCATTATCGGTTATATGCTTAATTGCTTTTTGTTTATATATAAGCAGATATCCCTTATAGAACAAAGATTGCATATATTGAACTCCCTCAACTACATTATCCATACTTTTATTGATTAATGTATGCGATATATTATCAGCAATTAACCTATTATGGAAATGAGCGGCAGCACTATCTAGTACCATAGTAGTAATAGGCACTTGCCCATATTCACTTTTTAGATACAATAAGAATAATCTTAATTGCTTGCTAAAATATTCGGTTGTAGGGTTGTCTTGTTCTTCTTTAGCATTATGATAGTAATACTCTAGCCTTATTAATACCCATTTCTTATTTACCTTATCATAAGCAAGGGCAATAGGAACAAAGGCTGTCGCATGTACCGAACCATAGTCTATTCCTATTCCTATTTCTCTAAAAGCATAATTATCTAAGTTGTCTATAGTATTTATAGTATTGAATACTCTACCAGTAGCAAGTATCCATCTATTAAATATCTTTTGTTCTCTTAGATTTCCAGGTGGGAACATCTCTAATACTTTTCGCATTGCTTCTTCTGTTTTTATCTTAGGATTATCATAAGGAAAGAAAGAATAATGCTTAGCATAAGGCTTCTTATCTATGTAGTCAATCTTATATGGGTGGTTTTCCCCTCCCTCAACATTGAATGAATGTATAGTCTTTAAATAAGGGTGGTCTGCATAAGATACTTGTCTACCTGGGAACTCATTAAATGATTCTCTTAAATTATCCTGTGAGTATATTCTGGCACTTTCATCTATCCACTCAAATATCAAAGGTTTACCTAATATCTTATTGAATGCAAGAACATTATTAAAACCAAAGAAATAGTACCTAATATTATATATCTCTAGATACTTTTCGTCAGTCTGCCACCTTAATATATAATCTCTTCCTTTTTTCAACTTCATATCATCTAGAAACTTTTTTAAAGGCTCTAATATATTACCTTTTAATGTTTCCAAACTCCAACCAGTTATAGAACCGAAGTAAGTTTCATTTGGATTATAGTTATACAAGACTTGAGCATATAAGATACACCCCAAACATATATCAAAGGTCTTGCCACTTTGTGTGCTTCCTAATACATATATTTCAGTTAGATTAGGGGTAAGTATATCATTTAGTAGTTGACTTTGCTTTTTTGATAGTGTTAGATTTAGACTTGTTTCCATTTTCCAACTCCCTATCTATTTCTTCAATTCTCTGAGTAGTCTTTCCTTGACACTCGTTGCTTTCTATATCTTTAATGATTAATTCTTTCTTTTCTAGTTTTAGTTTTTCTTCGTTAGATACAATCAAACCATTGCTATCTTTGATTAAATATCTATCTTCTCTCAATTTAATAAACTCCATATTTACCTCCTATTTAAGTCTAAATACTTGTCCATTATCAGAATACATACCATAGCCATTGCCTAAGTCTTTATATACTCTTCCATTATTTAATTTGATTTTACTTTCTGCTGTTTTTGGAGCAGTAGAGCCAACTTTAACGAACTTTGTAGGTACTTCTACTTTTTCCTCTTGAACTTGTGGATTAACTGGCTTATTATCTAAACTAATAACATCAACCTTTTTCTTTCCACTATTACTCTTTTTTGCCATTTCTGACACCTCCTTTTTATTTTTAGTGTTATTAAACACTACACCGACAATATGTCTAGTTTTCTAAGTAGTTAGCCCGTTAGAAATATAGTGCCACATTGGCGAACCTAACCTACACTTGCATATTATCAGTGTACTGCTTAATAGCAGTACTGTTTTTATTTTTATCCGAATTTTATGGAGAAGTGCTCTTATAAGCACTATACTGATGATATAATGGATTTCTATAGATTCAAACTACTCATGGAAAACAAGCCTAGAATAAAAACCTTTCCTCACTCGTTTTTTTATATATCATCAGTATACTACCTATAAAGTAGTACTATAATTCATCTATTGTTAAATTGTATTTATATTCAAATAATTTCTTCTTTAATTTGTAAACCTCAGTACGGACACCTTTCACATCTTCTACCACCCATTTATTATCAATATAATCATAGTAGTAAAAGTCTGCTATGTAGTAAATAGGTCTTATCTTTTTGCCTTTAGCATTTGTATATCCCTCTTGAAGCAAGAATTTTTTTTGTAGTTCTAGATTACATATATAATCAGTACTTTCTAATAATTCAAGGTCTTTATATCTCTGCATTTCCTTTTTACTATCAAACTTTATTCCATTATATATAACTTTTTTATTGTGATATTTGTTATTATTACATAATTTACCATTTATAATATTAGTGTTCTTTATTCTCATATAACACACTCTCCAAATTACTATTATCTATTACTTCCATTTTGATAGTAGGCATTACTCTCATTTCTCCTGTTGTTTCTACCTTATCGGTTTGGCCTAGATATTGTTTACCTAGAAATATAGCCATCGTAGGATTTTTTTCTGCTAATTTCCATTGAGTTCTACGAAGTGATATTTGACCTTTTCCTCTTTTTATCTTGAATACTTCCGAAAATGTAGTTCCATAAGTTTTTTTGCACCAACTATTTAAAGTATCATCTTCAACATCAAAGAAATCACATATTTCTAATAAAGTACATTGAAGCCCACACAAATTTTCAAATTGTTTCTTATCAATTTTATCCTGTGCTGGTGTATCTCCTTTTACCATAATATCACTTCCTTTTTATTTTATATAAATGTATTAGTACTAACATGCCATTTAAAAACCATACACTAAAAGCATTTATTAATAAACCATAAATTACAAACACTAGAGCACCTATTATGTTTATAATTCTTATTTTATTTTCTCCTCTAGCAATAAATGATATTAATACAATTATACTTGCTAATGTCCCAATTAATTCATAACTCATATTTCCTCCATAAATATTATGCAAAAACCTACTATTATTATTTTTATATTTTTTCTTCGTACGCTTTTGCTTTTTTAACAACTAACTTTGTTATTGGCAACATAATAACTTCATAACTAACTTTTAATATTACTTGAGTTATTGCCATTGTAATTATTATATTAAGTGGTAATACTCCTAAAAATACTATTGGTAAAAATATAGAACTATCTACTAATTCTCCAAATAAACTGGATAATATTGCTCTTATTCCAAATCCTTTTGTATCAGTGTGTCTTTCTTTCATTTTAGCAAATATTTTATCATTTACAAAGTCACCAACCAAATATGCCAATAATGAAGCAAATAATACCTTTGGTGTACTTCCTAATGTTTGTATTAATGCTTCTTGTCCTGTAAATGTACTTGCACTTGGCAATTTTATTACTAATGTGAATATTAATACCATAAATAAATTACTTGCAAATGCTATATATCTTGTATTTCTGCTCCATTTATATCCATAAACTTCACTAAATACATCACTTAATATATACACTATTGGAAATAATATAACTGCACTTGTCATTGTTATTCCGAATGGTAAACTTATTTGTTTAATTGTTATAATATTACTTATTAAGAAACTAATTGTATATAAGATAATTAGTCCTAATAGTAATATACTTATTTTTTTATCTTTTTTCATTTAAAATCTCTCCTTTAGTTTTTTATAGTAGGTTTTTGCATACTACTTATAGATATTTATCTGCATACTTCTGAAACTTAATCCATTCTTCAATATTAAAATGATGACTCTGCATATAGTCTTTTATTCTTTTGTCATTAAAACTTATTTGTTTTAGTGTATTATCTTTAAAAATATACAACTGCCCAAACCTACCCCCACTTAACCACGAAGTACTATCAACCGAATAAAAATGATAGTCTTTTAATTTTCTTAAATTAGTAAAACCAAGCCCGTGAACTTTGCAATTATTCTTTTTCGCAATTTCTAACAGTGGTTTAAAATACTTGTAATCTTTTGGCTTTATTTCTTTAATTACAATACCGCCAATAGCAACATAATCATATTCTTTTGTTAATCTTTTCCATTCTTCTAATCCACGAGACTTATGCCATACAGGTATGCACTTTCTGCCGACTTTATTTTCTAGGTATCTTCTGTATTCTTTTACTTTTTCGTGTCCCACTAGTACATCAATATCCAGTTCAAAAAAGTATTTTATATTATTCTTAATTATAAAATCAGCATACTTGTCAATATACTCTTGCCAATTAACTGTTCCCTTAAAATTATTCATAAAAGTAAAGGCTCCACTATCAAGCAAAAACATCTTTGCTTTGTGTATGTAAGGTATTTGCCAGTCCTTTATTGAATAAAAACTTTCCAGGAAGTAATCGATTTGATGCTCTTTAAGAATATCTTCTTTAATACTTGTTCCTGCTAGGAAGACTTTCATTCTTTTACAAACTCCTTGTGGCAATATGGGCATATTATAGTTTCTTCTTCTGATTCTTTCTCGGGTCCTTCTTTTTCTTCAAAGAAATCATCAATATTAAGTTCCTCTTCCTTTAAGAAACCAAACTCTGTCATATCAATATCTAAGATATCATCTAGTTCAAGATTCAACAAATCAAAATCCCAACCAGCAACTTCGCTGACTTTATTGTTTGCGAGTCTAAATGCTTTTACTTGTTCTTCTGTTAAATCATCAGCAATTATGCAAGGAATATCTTTTATTCCTAATTCTTTGCTTGCTTTTATTCTTGTATGCCCTGCAATTATAACATTATCTTTGTCTATTACAATAGGTACTTTAAATCCAAATTCTTTAATTGAATTTTTAACATATTCAACTGCTTCATCATTTAAACGAGGGTTATTTTCATAAGGTATTAACTCATCTATATTTTTATATATTATTTCCATTATTACCACCTATTTTATTATATCTTTTGATTTTATTTCAACTCTGCCATTTCTAATATTTCTTTATTTAAGCCCTCAACATATTCAATTGCTTTTTCTTTATTGGTGAAAGCCTTTGTTAAACCTAAACCATTCTTAACTACCCATACTTGACTTACTTCTACTTCAGCATCTATGATAGTGCCTTTATCTTTTTCATTTTTAGTCTTAGTATATTTATCTACTGCTTTTGTAATTTTAATTTTATTATATTTAATATTCTTATCTACTATTTTTTCAAATAATGCTTTCTTATAACTTATTTCATCTAATTCCATATATTCCACATTACATAATAGTTGTCCTGTAGGGATTAACATATAATTTCCTTTTTCATCTTCATATTTTGCTATTTCTTTTGTTACCTTTGTTATATTTTTATTAAACTTAATTAAATTTCTTTCCATTTTTTATTTTCCTCCTAATTGACTTGTTTCTTTTAATCTTCCTTTTAAATTATCAAACACTTCTTTTGTAGGTATAAATATTTGAGGTATCTGATTAATTCTTCTTAATTCTCTCCAATACTTTCGCTCTTCTTTATCTTTTATACTTGCTATGTTTATTGTTCTTGATTTTATAATATCATACAAAGGTTCGGTTTTAGGTACACTTCCTAATTTCTTTTTAAATTCAAATAAACCTAATTGCATAAACTCTTTATATGAGATGTTTTCATATCTACTACAATAAAAAGCATAGGCTTGGTCTAAGTCTTCTTGATAAGCGAAGCAAAATATTGTCTTATTGCTTGTTTTTTTGCTATAATTATTCTTTATTTCCCTCACTGGGAGTATCATCTAGTCCTTTGCTAATAATCTGTCCTAATTTAGAACTAAATAATTGTAGTTGCATAGGTTGTTCTGCTTCTGGTATATTATCAACACCCATATCATCAAATAAATCTTTTATATTCTTACCGAATAATTTTTCTATCATTTCATTTAATATGATTGCTTCTTCTAGTTGAATATAAAACTTTTCATATTCTTGATAGTTAGTTTCATCATAAGTTATATGACCTTTTCCATCATCTTTTTTGATTATAAGGTCATTTTTTGTTATTCCTTGTTTACTTAATTCTTTATACATATTAAGTCTTGCTGTTGCTACTATTCCTTGCAATTTTTCAGCCATTTCTATTGTTCTTTTGAATTCAATAGATACTTCTTTTTTATCTTTGCTAGTATATACTAATTTGTAAGTATCTAAATCAACTTTAATAAATTCATATTTCATTTTATCCTCCAATTCTAAAAAAGTTAGAAACTATCAAACTCACTAAAGACAAACTCATAATTTCACAAGATTTTAAGGGAGAACAAAGACACAGTTCGCATAATTATGGTAATATATGTATTTAAAAGAGAATAATTTAGTTTTTACTTGTTCTCCTACTTTTCCGCCTACTATTATAGCATAATTATTTCTTTATTGCAACTAAATTATTACATCTTATGCAATATACTTCTTTTTTGCTGTTAGTCATAAATAAACTTTTTTTATGACACTTAGGGCATATTTCTTTTGGCTTTCTGCTATATGTTTGATGTATTTCTTGTAATTTTTGCTTTTCTTTTTCTCTTTCTATTTTTCTTTCATTATTTTGGCTCATTATCTATCTCTTCCTTTCAATTCTTCATCTATGTCTCTTATTTGCTTTGCAAAATATTCAGTATAAAATTTATCTTTAAATTGTTTTGCAAGTTTATACCTTTCTAAAAAGGATTGTCTTATCTTTAATAGTTCTCTTCTTCTATGCGGCTCCATTATTTTCTTCTTCCTTTAACTTTTTCTTCTTGGTATATCTCTAGCACCCACTTCAAATTAAGTAAGGCACTCTTTACTGCTTCACTTGCTGGTAAACTTAATAAGTAATTTATTTTTAATGTAATCTTTTCTTCAAAGGATAGTCCTTCATAGTTTATATTTATATCTTTCATAATTCCTCCTAATTTTCATATTTTAATTACAATAATTGTATAAATTATTATCTTCTAAATATTTATATTCATTTTTCATCAAATCTCCATTCTACATAACTTTTTAAATACCTTATTGTTATTGTTATTTTATGACCATTAATTTCTAATATAGCCCATTCTTTTTGCCCTATATAATGAGTTGTTCCTTTTGTGCTTGACATTATGTTATCTATAATTGAGCCAATAGTTGAATAATTTAAACTAGTATTATTTATTATTTTCATACTTATTCTCCTATTATTTCTTTATATTTTTTTAAAACTTCTTTATAAATATTTTGCCTTAAACCACCATCTCTATATATTTCTTTACTTTCATCTTCTAAATACTTTATAAACTCTTTTTGTTGAGTTATTAATTTAGGTATATCTCCTATTGGTATTCCACAACAAGTTGTTAAACAATCTTGCTGTAAAACTTTATCTTTTGTTAATTCATGTGATAATATTTTATTTGTTGCTTTATATTCTTCAAGTTGTTTCTTTAATTCTTGATTTTCATAGAACATTTCAAATGGGTCAAATCTCTTTCTTAAAGTACAATAATTTTCAAAATCATCATATTCATTTGTATTAAAACAGATGTTTGAGTTTTTGTATTCTTCTATTTGAACATATTTATTATCAACTATTTTTACTAATCTACTCATCACTATCACTTTCTTCTTCATATACTATTTCTAATATTCTTTGTTTTAATTCACTTTTTAAAAAT